GTAATTTCGATATCAGGAACAGACCCAGGCGCTGTATAGGCATTTCTAGCAGCCCCTTTAGGGTCGCCTAAAAAACCTTCAAAAGCAGGTAGACCAAATTTTGCAGCTTCTCCTGATAAGAAGTTAGAAAGAAGCTGTAGATCTAGAATCTTTTTTCGTATTTCTAGATCTGGTTTAGCTCTGCCTTTTCTAACCCTGTTAAGGGCTACTAAAAACTCTTTTGGAGGTTTTCCGTCAAAAAGCAGATTAAAATCTAGTTTCATTCAATAATCCTGTATAAATCTAAAATCCTACGGATATGAGGAGGAAAATTTCCTGCTAGCGGATACTTATCACCACGCTCTCCTTCAAATGAGAAACCGCGTTTTTCTTGATCCTGCTTATAGATAAGCTTAACAACATCTAGAGTGGCCATTTGAAGATCATAAGGAACGTCTCCAGACTCATAACCGCCTCTATACTCTACTTTTACGCCAGAAGGAAACGGAGCGAAAGAGGGAGGTCCAGACAAAGTTAGTGCAGGATACTGATTTCTAATAGTTGGGTACGTACCTCTAACTCCTACATGACCGACGTCTCTAGTAACTTCACCCATATCTCTAGTAAAACCATACTCATTGATAGCATTATGAACATCTTTAGCTTCTGTAGTGTCATTACTACCATCAAAATGAATCAAAGTAACAGTGTCGTTATCTGGCCTAAATCTATTAGTTGGAGGTGTAAAGTCTGTATGATATCTTGCAGTATCAGAAACTCTTAATTCATCGATATATCCTGCAAACGTAGGTCCTAATTGTACATTAGATGTAAAAGTGTTATTTGCTACAGCAAAAGAAGCGTTGGCAACAAGGTTTCCATTGTAAAATAGACGCATTCTTTCTTCTTGGTTGTCAAATGATGCCGCAATGTGTGCAAATTCACGCTTTTTATACTGCTGTGACTCTACAAGTGTGTTAGCTCCTTGAGCAGTTGTTGGAGTTCCAGAAATATTAGACTCAAATGCTAACCCATACTGATTTGCAAGCCTAAATTGCATGTAGTTTGACGCGTCTGTATTAATTGAGAACACGTTTGAATCTGTAATAGTCTCTGCATGACTCCTGATAAACATCTCAATGGTAAAATCACCCTCTTCAAATTTTAATCTGTCAGGCACAGTGCCAGAAGAGATAAAATCTGCGGTCGCCATCTCCAAAGATGATTTACCAAAACGCTTAATTCTTGAATTTATATGAGCATCACCATTAAAAGTGACTACAAGCTCTTGGTTGTCTTGTGTTTCGATAGGAGTTCCTATGGTAGTAGGATCATTAAGAACTTTATGCTCTGTACCATCATATTCTGTAACTTGATAGACGTTATTTAAAGGCAGACGAGATACCATGACAGATGTTTTACCACCATCAAATACCTCTACATAATCATTTGCTAACACTTCGTGACCAATATAGTGCTCAACCATGCCTGTTGCATAATTAAGAACATTTGCGATTCTATCGTCTTGGTTAGTGCTATTAATTGATAAGTAGTCTTTAACTTGCTCTAAAGTAATATAAGGATATTTACCAAAGTTTTCTTGTCGTCTATCTACCATAGGATTTCCTTTTCTTAGCGTTCTACGCTAGATGGAAGACCATCATCTTCGTCTTCATCATCGTCGTACTCTTCTTCTTCATATTCTTCGTCGTCTTCGATCCATTCATCTTCGCATTCACAAGGATCACATTCACAGTCTTCGCAAACTTCCTCCTCGTCATACTCTTCTTCCTCTTCGTCTTCGACAATAGGAATAATAGTTGCATCAACGATGATATCTGGTGCTTCTTGAAGCTCTTCTGCTTCTTCTTCATACTCCTCACCATCTTCATCATAAACTGGTGCAGTTTCAGCTTGCCAGTCTTTCAACTCTTCGTTAGCAACGTCTACTGAGTACCCATGACGGAGTAACCACTCCATTGCTTCTTCGCGAGTCATAATATCAACAGGTATAACACTCATTTTACTCTCCTTAAAGTACATTGGGGGAGACGTGACCGCCTCCCCCTTGTAGTAGTCAAATATTTGAGGCTAGTTATCAACCAGCTTCAATAGTTACAGCGTAGGAGTACTTAGTTGCATCCAGAGCTGCGCTAGCATTGGTGGTCAGTGCCTTGAAGTCAAAACGAGTTGACATATACATTGCAGTGACCTGCTGGCGTGGTTCGTACTCGCTCTCGATCTCGATACCGCGACGTTCGGCAATCATAAATCCAGGCTTGTAAAGCAGTACACCCAGGTCGTTGTTTGAAACACCAACGTTATCCATGAACTCAGAGATAGCAATCGGAATACCGTAAACGGCGCCAACTGAACCTGTGAGGTATGTTGCGTTCGGTCCAAACTTATCAACAGTCTGGAAGTCTGAGGTAGTTACGAGGTTATTGTAACCTTCAATTGAGGTAACAAATACCAGGTCGTTACCAAGCTGGAGGCCATACTTGCCAAGCTTAGTACGAGCAGCAGCGATGTCAGACGGATCAGCTTTATCGTTAGCTCCACCCGTGTCAACAGTCAGACCTGCTCCAACGTCACCAGTCAGGTTGGTGATACCTTCGATAACTGATGCATAACCAGTACCTGGGGTAATAGCGTTGGTCGGGGACTGGGTAAAGCCAGCAAGGGCACCAGTTCCACGAAGGATTGACTTATCAATCGCGCGAGCAAGACGGCGAGTAGCAGCAGCACGCAGGAAGTCGATAAGTGGCAGTACAGTATCTTCTTCTTCATCCTTAGCAAGGTGGGTCGAAGCCATGAACTTGTGCGGGGTGAAGTCAACTGCGCTGATAGTGTTCTGGTTAGAAGCCGGAACACGAGTTGTGTCAGCGATACCAGTTGCGAAGGTGCCAGAAGCGAACTGTGCAACATCACCATCGGTATCTTCATCTGCGACCGGTACGCGGAAGGTTCTTGCATCAACAGCTACACGGTTGAACATCGGAGCAATAACGAGTTGCTGCTCCATCTCGGTGTAAATGTTGCTTGAGAAGTTGCTAAGGAACTGATCAACAGTTGTAATAGCTTTCATTCTTGAACCATACTTGGTGTCAAAAACGTCACGCTTGTTGAGCATCTTAGCGAGCATGACAGCATTTGCCTGCTCTTTCTCAGAGAACTGAGCCTGGTTGCGGCTCTGCTCTTGATAGTGCATTTTGGTTTGCTGAAGAGCCTTAATCTCGTCCTGGTATTTAGCCATTTGAGCCTTAAGTTCAGCTACTTCATCGCTTTCGCGAGGAGTATAATCGGATTTTTCTTGAGCGTCTGACTCTTTAATGATAGCTTCACCAGTTTTTTCAACCAGTTCTGCAACTTGAGGCTCAGACACTTGAGCTACCGGAGCAGCTTCTTTTTTGATTTCGACATCTGCTTCTTTAGCAACAGATTCGATATCAATCGTATCTACGACTTGATCAGCCATTGTTTCATTCTCCTTATCAGAATTATTGTGAAGCTCTTTAGTCAGACTTTCGTTAGAAACCTCGTCTTCACTTGTTTGTGATTTTGTTTCAGATCGTGAGGAAAGTTCATCTGCGTTCACATTAAGAACATTATCACAATCTTTACCTTGTGCGTCAATCTCTAAAAACTTAAAGATTGGTGATTGGGCAGTGGCTATTTTAGTTACCCTATACATTTTTTCATCGAAATTAACTAAATCTCCATGCTGAAGTGATTCTGGATCAGCTGACAGTAAGTTAACCATAGGAATTGACTCATTAGGATCACGAGCTTCTAACTCCTCTTCAAAGTCTTCCTCTTTCTCAACTTCTTCCATAACCTCTTCAGTAGATTCAGCTTCTTTCTCTTCTACGATTTCTTCAGATTTTTCTTCGATGACAGCTTCTTCTTTAATTTCCACTTCCATCTCAGTTTTTTCTTCTAAAACCTCAGAAGTCTCAGTTTTGTCGTTAGACATTGCTTCCTCCTCTGTTGGAGATAAAGGACGTTCTGAAACGATTTCCTCGCTCTCCATGTTATGAATGGGTACACCCATCATGGTTATATCATGAGTGTGGCCCTCAGCTTCCATCACAATACCATTTACAACTTTATGAGCATGGTTGGACATATGCGATGCGTAAGTAGTAACTCCCGTACCGTTTTCATCCATTTCAACGGTATGGTAATGTCCTTCATTTACGTTTGTGATACCAGCCTTGATACTACGCATCATTTTAATTTCATCATTAGAAGCCTCTTCAAAAGACTTTTTAAATTCATTGTAATCTTCATCTGTTTCAAAACTCTTTTTAATCGAAAAGAGCGAGTCTTGATTACAAGGAACAGATACAACAGAGATTTCCATAAGTTCAACATCTGTGATCATCATAGAATCATCTTCTCTATTATACTTACCGTCTTTTACGCGGAATCCAACGGAAAAGCTTTTTAAAGCTCCGTCTTTAATAAGTGTTTGGATACCGTGACTTCTTTCAGCAGCCTCTGAAACATTTGCTTCGACAAAAATTCCTTTTTTATCAACAGTAATTTTCTCGACACGACCAATAGGGGCGTCATGTTTATGTTGATATAAAAGAACAGGGTTGCGACGATAATTATCAACACCCTTGGCCCAAGCTTGTGCAGTTACGACATCACCAGCACGATCTTTAGTGATCGTATTGGCGTAGCCAGCAATTTTTAAAGACTTGGAACCTTTTTTTACGGACTTAGTTTCAAAGGAACTGTTTAAGTATAAAGTTTTATCCTTCATTAGTAGTTTCCTCTATAATAGGCTCTGCAGACTCTTCCCCTGAAGGTCTACCGCCCTGGGTCGCGTCAGTTGCGCTACCCGTAATATTTTGTGGTACTCTTATGTTATCATTATTCTCTAATTTTGGAAATCTTAATCCTTCACGAGCTTCATTTGGGGTGATAATTCCAGTATTTACTAGAGTAGAGTAATAGACAGCTTGAGTTCTGTTATCAGGCTGAAGTGCGGGCACAGAAAGTCTATCTGGTCTGATTGTTACTCCGTTATTAAAGAAATGTGCAAAAGCAGAACAGAATTGATTAAGAATCGGCAAAATAGTATGTAAGTAAAATAGTTTTTGGTTAGCATCAATGTTAGCATTATTACCAGACTTTAACAAGACATAAGGTACGCCCATAGCCTTTGACATATCCTGCTGAATTCTCTCTATAGACTCTTCAAAGTCTAATTGGTCAAAGTTAATATTTGAAAAAGGATCTATCTTTAGTCCACCATCCAAAATAGCAGGATGCCTAGCTCCATCAAAAATAGTAGAGTAAGTAGATCTCCACGATTCTAACAGTCTTTGTTTTACTCTTTGAGATAAAACGTTATCAGTGGTCAAAACAAATCCTGGTAATGCGTTATTTTTGAAAAACTGTCTTTGAAACTTAATCATGTAAAAATAAAGTTCCATAAGTTTTAGGATAGGCTTCAGTTTAGAAGTTCCTCTAAAGATTGAATTTTCATTTTCTGCCATAACATGAATTATTTCATGTGGTTCAAAAGTAATAGCTTCTGCCTTACGTGTCTGTTTTGTTCCTGCGATACCAAAAAAGTCATTAGACTGTTGATTAGAAATTAAATAATTATAGTGACTTACAAAAGTTCTTGCATCTGGAACAACTTCAACGTCATTAGCAGGTAACAGGTATAAATCAGAACCGTCATAGTAGAAGAATGCGTTACCATCTAACATAAAGTCTAAAAAGGCTCTACGCATAAATCTTGATCTATCTTCAAAAGGATTAGGACGGGAATTTAAAAGTTTGTTTACTTTTTTAGAAGGAGATCCACCCTCAATTACAAAAGGAATCTCATTACAAGCATTAATAATCATCTCCACAGAGCGATGAACTACTTCAATCTCTCTATAGGCTTGCTCAAAATCAACAATAGTTTCAGGAGAGGCATAAGGCTCTAAAGAAGCAATAGACGGTTGGGCCGGATTGAGTTTAAGTCTGTCTGCAACCCACCTTCTAATACCTTTTAATTCTTCATATTCCGCCATTTTTTAACCTTTGAATATCTAACCAATTTTTAATCTTTGGTGTTAAATGATTTGAATAAGTCTGCCCATAAACAGTGTGTAAATGCTTATGGTGCTTTGAACATAGTGTAAAAAGATTATCATGAGATAACTCTTCTGAACAATCTTCTGAAAACTTCTCTCTATAGTGTTTTATTTCTTCAACTGTGTCAATAGATAAAATCTTATTTTTATCACACCACCTACGAAAAAGTTCACTAACACTATATAAGTGATGAAGTTCTAGGTTTTCAGAAGAGCCACATATATAACACTTGTCTCTTAGCTTGTAATCCTTTTTAATAAAGTCTCTGATGTACTTTATAGGGAATCTTTTTAACTCTTTCATAATATATTAAAAACTCACTTCTACCAACCAATATTTTTAAATTTTTCAACAACCTTCCATCTTAAGGAAAAATGGTTAGGATTTTTATTAAGACTCACAGAGCCTTCAGGAAGATTGAGTACTTTTGCAGGAAAGGTGGTTAACCTACTGCCACAATATTTTTTAAGAAGATAACTAATTATTATATCATCTCCTCTTTGTGGGTATCCAGCTTGCTCAATATGATGTTTAATTTCATCAAGTTTTTCTTGCTTAACTAAGATGCCAGAACCTACTAGAAAATCTACTTCAGCCCTCTCACACCAGTGATCTTCTAAATCTTCATATGAGTTTGCACTGTCTACGCCTGATTTACCATATATACCAATAGCATGTTGTCTCTTTTTACGCATCCTCATTATACTAGAAGGGTCAACAATTAGATCATCATCTAATATAAACTTGTAAGGTTCGTCATAGTCAAAGCATCTTACCCATCTCTCCATGCATAACCAATTCTGATCATTATT